AATGTTATTGAACTTGATGCACCGATAAGTCAAATTCTCAAAGAAGCAAATGCTTGGACTGACTCTTTTGGAATTAAACGCAAAACAGTAGGCAAGTAACCATGGCTAAAGCATCAGGTGGTCTTGCTCGCTGGTTCAAAGAAAACTGGGTAGATATTTCACGCCCGAAAAAAGGTGGTGGGTATGAACCATGTGGTCGTGGAGATGCAGACAAAGGCAAATATCCAAAGTGTGTGCCTGCATCTAGAGCGGCATCAATGTCAGAAGAACAAATTCGTTCGGCAGTAAGTCGCAAAAGAAGAGCAGAAAACAAACAGTCAAGACAAGGAAAAAAACCTATCATGGTAAGCACAATCAAAAAGAGCAAAAATATCCCTGCCAATCCAAAACTTTATGCGAGTGTTAAGGCGGCGGCTAAGAAAAAGTTTGATGTTTACCCATCAGCATATGCAAATGGCTGGCTCGTTCAAGAATACAAGCGCCGTGGTGGAAAGTATAAGAGTGTCTCAAGCAAATAATGTTTCTAAATTTAACCCCTACCATGACGAATTAGGTCGTTTTACAACTGGTGGTGCTGGTAGGCGAGTTAGCCGTATGCCCAAAAACAAAGGCAAAGGTAAAGTAAATAGAAAAGAAAAAAATAACCCTGAAACAGAAAGAATAGTTCAAGAACTTTCTCGTGTGGCTGGTAAAGAAGTTGCAGAAAAATGGAAGCCGTTCATTAATGCCGCACTTAACACTCAAAACAATCCAAAAGGAAAAATGGATGCACCAATAAAAATTGGTGGCAAAACATTTATGTCTAACGGAAGTGCAATTACATCAATAGATGTGTTGGATATGGTTGGCGATGCTATTGGCACTGAAGCATTAACTGGAATTTCTTATGAAGATTTTTCAAGTGGAAAACCGTTTAGGCTTAAATCTCAAATGCCAAAATCAGGCAAAGCAAAAAGCAATGCTAGGTTCGGATTAAAAGACACTAAAAAAATGACTGATGATGAAGTTATGAAGGAATACAGGCGACTCAATGCAAGAAAGCAAAGGCTTGAAGCGGAATTGCCAAATATATCCAACAGGGTTGGTGGATTTTCTGAAACAAACGAATATGGAGAAGATGTAAGTATTGCCAGCCGACCCTATGTGAGCAACAAAGAAATTAAAGCAAGAATTAAGCAAAACAAAGGTCTTACTGCCGCAATCAAATCAAGACTCAAAGATTTAGAAGCCGAAGCCAAGTCACGAAATATAAGTTCGCTTGCACTAAAACTTACGACTCCATTTCAAACAAGAATTACTGGCGTAACAGATTTTTCCGACAAAATAATTGAAAAATTTAATCCCAACCATGACGAACTCGGAAGATTTACTTTTGGTAGTGGTATGGGTGCGCCAGCAAGAAGCATTACGCCAGTAGCCAAACTTGCTGCTCATCTAAAAATTAAAAAAGATTGGTCAAAAGTTAGGGCAGTTGATAGCAGAATTCGCAAGCAAATTGTAAAAGCGTTTAATGATGCACCACAACAATTGGACAAAGAACAACTAAAGTCTTGGGATGAAACAGAAAAAATTATCAATCAGCAATATGATTTATTAACAAAAGAGTTGGGCGTTAAAGTTGAATTTGTAGATTACGACCCATATAAAAATTCACAAGATATGTTTGATTCTTTTCGTGATACTGGTGTGTTAAAAATAATGAAAACATCGGTCACTGGTAGTCATACATATTGGAGTGACGCAACTAACGATAAATTTCGTGCGGTACATGATGCTTTTGGTCATCTCGCTACTGGCGTTGGCTTTGACAGGCATGGTGAGCAAGCGGCATACGAAGCGCACAAATCAATGTTTCCTCCTTCATGCTATCTAGCATTGGCATCTGAACTCAAAGGGCAAAACGCCTACATGGTGGAAACTGGAAATTTTCCCGACCAAAGGCTTGTTGCTCTACCTGAAAAACTTCAAAAGTTGTTCATGGCTGAAATATCCAAGCAAATGAGTTACGATGAAATGTCAGATAAAGACAATCTTTTTGAAATTGGTGGAACTCACCACGCTTCTAATGGCAGAAACTTTGCCAAAAAGAATAGAAATTTAATGAGTATTTTGGGTAAAGTAGCCGATGTGCGTACTGTCTCAAAAGAAACTCCTACTGTGTCTAGTGTTCATTTGGAAACAGCCATGGGTAATCAAAAGAAGAAAAAGAAAAAGCGAGTAAAAACAGTTTCAATTGAAGAAATTGAAAAGAAAAAAGCCAAATTAAAAAACCCTAAAGGTGGATTGACTCAGGCTGGGCGTGACAAATTTAATCGTGAAACTGGCTCTAACTTAAAGGCTGGCGTTAAAGGTGCGGCAGACACACCTGAAAAGATGCGCCGTAAAGGTTCTTTCCTCACTAGATTTTTTACTAATCCATCAGGCCCGATGGTTAACGATAAAGGAGAACCTACACGCTTAGCGCTATCTGCTAACGCTTGGGGTGAACGAGTGCCTAAAAATCGTAGTGATGCCGCAAAATTAGCGGCAAAAGGTAGGCGATTGTTAGAGCGTTATGAAAACACAAAAGTAAAAAAGTTTAACCCACACCACGATGAACTTGGAAGATTCACAAGTGGTGGGGCTGGTAAGGGTGGCAGAAGAACATCTAAGCATCCTGCCGAATTTGCTAGAACTCGTGGATTAACAGGCATGGCGCTTCGTGCTTTATCGGGTGGTTATAAATCAAAAAAACAAAAAGGAAAAATTGAAGTAACTAGGTTTAGCCCAAAAACAAAAACAACCACAACACGGTTAGTTAGCGCTAAGCCAAAAGAAAAATTTAAGGTTACTGCTAGAGAAAGAAATGAAAAAACAAAACAGGAATATGACGCTTTAACTACTCGCACAGAACAGTTCAAAACATACATTACTCCACGCACAAAATCAGATGCAACAAAAGCAAAACAGGTAAGTGAATATATGTCTGTTGGAGTAAAGAGATTCAAAAATGCAAAGCATCGTGCATATGCAAACGCTCGTGTAAAACAAATGACTGGTGGCAAACCACGACCAAAAGGTATGTCAAAGCCCTACAGAATGTCCAAGAAACAAGTTAAATCTTACGAGGCAGTTCTGTATAAAATGTTTAGAAGTGGTAGGTTGAAGTATGGCATTTAACGAAGAGTTTGAAGATATTACCGAAGAAGAACTAGAACAAATTGCTAGTGAGACATCCACATACTCTTCTGACGAAGAAATGTTTGCCGAAATTGAAAGATTGAATCAAGAAAACGCAGAATAACCATGGCTACTCACATAGCCGATATTCCGAAACCGTTTTATTGCTATGTTCAAAATGAGTTTTTGTACGACCACCATGAAGGTTTTGGCGAATATACAGAGTGTCTAGCGTTTGGATTGTCGGCGCTACCAAGTAGAGCGTGGGGAATTTCAATTCTTTTGAAAAGTGGTGCATTAGTTCAACACATCCCTTTACACGCACTGACTTTTAATACACCTGCTGTACACATTCATCCACTTGACCATCTACAAATTTGGTCTTGCTATGGTTATGAATTTACAACGCATGAATATGCGGCGCTTGCAGAGATGCCAGTGAAAGTTTATTTGAAAGGTGGGGTGTGGGAAAACGGCAGATATTTGTTTACTGCCGCACCATACGAAGACAACTATTCTTTGACACCTGACCAGCACAAACATTTTAATTTTGTTCAACTTGAGTGCGGAAGAATAGGTTCGTACCCTGGGAACAGGCTTCTAGTTTACGATTCTTCGTTCGTGGAAATACCCGAAAAACGACCAAAATACCTTACAAATACTAGGTTTTGGTATGTTGAGAACTTTGACGATGATGACGCTTTTGATTCCACCATCACGCCTAAAAATTCCCTGTGAGTACATTCAACTTTTTTAATAAAAGAGTTGCGTTAATGATATTTAACGATGTATGGTGTAATCTCATATATGGGCAAAAAAGGTAATCGGTTGACGGACATGGAATTTGATGAGGTTTCATTAGTGACACGCCCTGCCAATCAGTTAAGCAAAGTTGTTCTATTCAAAAGTGATGTATCAAATTCGGAGGAAATTGTGGCTGAAGAAAAAACAGTTGAAGAAGCAGTTGAAGTTGAACCAGTTCTTGAGCAGGCAGAAGAGTCTGTAGAGAAGGGCTATGGCAAGATGAAGGGCATGAAGAAAAAAGGTATGCCAGCCATGGAAGATGAAGAAGAGATGGAAGACGACGAAGAAGAAATGCCTATGAAGAAAAAAGGCAAGATGAAAAAAGATGATGACACTGTAGAAATTCCGTCAGAAGTCTATGACTACATTGAAACTCTTGAATCGGCAAATGCAGAACTTGTAGATGCCATTGAAAAGATGTCAAAAGAGCAACAGGATGAAAAAGATGAAATCCTGAAGTCTGCAGACCCACGCCTTGTAGAAATCGTTAAGGGCTTGGAAGAGCGAGCATCTGCGGCAGAAACAATTGCCAAGGCAGAGCGTGACCATCGTTTAGTTCAGGAATACATTGCCAAGGCAAGCACTCTTAGCAATTTGCCAATCAAGGCAGAAGAGTTCGGTAGCGTTTTGAAGAATGTTGCAGAAGCCTTGACCGAAGAGCAGTTCAGTGCGATTTGGCAAGTTCTTAATGCGGCAAACTCAAATCTTTCAAAGGCTGGCTTGTTCAATGAAATCGGCAAGTCTTCAACTCCTGACAATGATGGGCCTTTGGCAAACATTGAAAAGGTGGCAACTGCTTTGCGACAAGCAAATCCGTTGTTGACTCGTGAACAATCAATTGCTAAGGCAGTTGAGACAGACGCAAATCTTTACAAACAATATATCAAAGAAGCAGGTAAATAATCATGGCATACAAAGGTTCACAACCGTTTAAGATTACTCTTGAAGCAGGTGCAGACTTGTCATCAAGTCAGTATTACTTTGTCAAGTTGAATAGTTCGGGCAAAGCAGTAGTTTGCTCTGCTGTAACGGATAAGCCAGTTGGTGTTCTTCAAAACGACCCAACATCAGGTCAGGCGGCAGAAATCGTAGTTGTTGGTCTTACTAAAGTCTCAACAAATGCGGCACTTGCAATTGCAGACCTCATTGGCACAAGTTCCGATGGTCAAGCCGCCGCTTATGTTGCTGGCACTGACACGACAAAATATGTTGTCGGCACTGTTCTCGTCACTTCGGGTGGCGCAGACGAACTCACATCAGTTCTAGTCAACTGTGCGAATCCGCACCGTGGCGCTTAAGTTCAAAGAAAGAAAATAGGAGAAAAAAATGGCACAGCCAACAGCAAATGATGTTCATATTGATGCGATTCTGACTAACATCTCAGTCGCATACATCCAAGACCAAAATGCTTTTGTTGCAAGCAAAGTTTTCCCAACTATTCCAGTTGAGAAACAGAGCGACAAGTATTTCGTTTACACAAAGGGTGACTGGTTTCGTGACGAAGCACAACTTCGTGCGCCAGCAACAGAGTCAGCAGGTTCGGGTTACAATCTGACAACGGCAACATACAACACTCAGGTGTATGCTTTCCACAAAGATGTTGACGACCAAGTTCGTGCCAACGCTGACAACCCATTGAATCCTGACCGTGATGCAACTTCATTCATCACTCAAAGAATGTTGCTTCGTCAGGAAATCCAATGGGCATCAGAGTTCTTCACAACAGGTGTTTGGGCAACTGATTCAACTCCATCAAACTTGTGGAACGACTACACTGCATCAGACCCAATTGGCGATGTTGAGACTGCGAAAGCAACAATCTTGACAAGCACTGGCTTTTTGCCGAACACGATGGTTATGGGATACGATGTATTCCGTCAACTTCGTAACCACCCTGACATTGTTGACCGTGTAAAATACACATCAGCAGAAAATGTCACGGAAGACATTCTCGCTCGCTTCTTCGGTGTTGACCGTATTCTTGTTGCTCGTGCAGTAAAGAATACAGGTCTTGAAGGTGCGGCTACTTCAATGAGTTCAATCGTTGGAAAGAATGCGGCACTGTATTATGTAGCACCAAGCGCAGGAATTCTTACTCCTTCGGCTGGCTACCAGTTCGCATGGCGTGGTGTTTCGGATGGAATGGGCGCAAATATCGGTATCACACGATTCCGTATGCCTGAACTCCGTGCAGACCGAATTGAAGCACAAATGGCTTGGGATAACAAAGTTATCGCATCAGACCTTGGGTACTTCTTCTCGGCTTGCGTAGCCTAATCTCTAGTTCTTCCTGAAAGGAGAAATTAAATGAATTTATTCTCTAAAGGCAAGGGCTTGATGGGTTCGTTGCGAGTCAATGGTGTAATTGCTAGCGACACGCACACGGAAAAGACAACCGTTACTACTCTTACAGACACAGCAGAAACTTTGACTGCGGCGATGGTTGTTACTAATGGTGGTTTGCTTGTTGGTACTCCAACTGCATCACGGGCTAAGACTGTTCCAACTGGAACTCTTACTTGTGCGGCTTTGAAAGGATACAAAGTTGGTGACACTTTTGATGTGACAGTAACTAACCTTGCCGCCGCAACTCACCCACTTGTTATCACTGCTGGTACTGATGCGACTATCGTTGGCGTGGCAACTGTTGCTGCGGCAACTAGCGCCACTTTCAAGGTTCGTGTATCAGCCACTAATACAGTTGTTTGGTACAGAGTAGCATAATTAACCAAAACAGAAAGTGACCTCTTGTGTCCATAAAAGACCCGTTAATTGAATCGGTAACTCCTAAAACAAAATGGTATGTAGTTCTACGACCTTTTGATGGTGCGAATGGCAAATTTGTGCGTGGTGAGGTTGTTGACACAACCAACTGGCGACACACAAATACGCTTGAAACACGCAGGTACATTGCTCGCTTTCCGCAAGGTGGCAAGTTGCCTGATGAAGAATTGCAAAGCGATGGCACGATGAAGCGAATTATTACTCCTTCAAAAACAACGCCTGACACTGCAAGCAAAAAGTCTTCTCGTAAATCCGATTAGGGGTTTATTAAAAAACTTTTTTGTCGTATGATTGGCACAGGAGTGTGCTATGACTTGGACATATTCAGGCAACCCTGCATCTACAACCCGTGATGCAGTGCGTTTTCTTATTGGAGATACGGATACAACCGACCAATTAATTACGGATGAAGAAATCGCCTATTTGATTACTCAACATGGCGTGGTTAATCGTGTAGCATCTGAATCTGCTCGTGCAATTGCGGCAAAATTCGCAAGGTTAATGAATCGCACCATCGGTGGATTGAGTGCAGATTTTTCTGCGAAGTATCGCCAATATCTAGAATTGGCAGACAGTCTTTTGAGCAAAGACGAACTTTCGCCAGTTTCACCATATATTTCAGGCTTTTCTCGCAGTGCCAAAGAAGCCGTGGAATTGGATACCGACAGAGAGCCTACATTTTCACGCAAAGGCATCATGGACAATCCACGCTCTCAGCCTTCTGATGAATCACCATACGACTATCGCAGGGGCGCATAGTGGCAATTGACAAGCAACTTACAAGTTTCATGCCACACACGGTAACGATTGCGCCTTACGCAAGTAAAAATGCGTATGGCGAAGACTCTTTTTCGGCAACAACAAGAACTGCATCTGCTTATGTAGAGCCAAATCAACAATTGGCTTATGGCGACCAAGTAAACGAGAAAACTACGAGCAAAGTTGCATATATTTCCGATACAAGTATCACCATTAACGACAAAATTACTCTGCCTGATTCTTCTACGCCTGAAATTGCAAGCATTGTAATTCACGATGAGGTTGTAGGTCTTGAACATACCATGGTTACTTTTGTATGAGCATTTTCAAAGTAGTAAAAATTCGCAATGACTTTGCAAAAGTTGTTGGCGCAACCATTGAAGATGTAGGTAATGCTCTTTATGTAGAAGCGGAAGGCATTATGACTGCATCAAAAACTCTTTATGTGCCAGTTAAAACTGGTGCATTAAAAAATAGCGGAACTGTTCTCAAGCCAACATTTACTGGCAATAAAGTGGAAGTTGTTTTGGGGTACGGAATGGGTACGACTGTTGGCGCTGATTCTAGTGGTGCAGAAGTAACTTATGCCGCACTTGTTCACGAATATCCAAAGTCATACGGTCAGGGTAGAAATAAGTATTTGACAACTCCAGTAGCCGTTGCGACAAAGAACATGGCATCAAGAATTGCGAAAGACTTGAAGAAGAGATTAAATAGCCGAAAGATTCCGTAATGGGAGTTCTTGAAGACCTTGGTGGATATCTAGATTCACAAACTGCCAGTCTCACGGCTGGCACAAATCTTTTCTATGGTTTGTTGCCTGATACGCCGAATGTTTGCGTTTCTCTTTACGAGAATGCAGGTGCATCGCCACTTTCAACCATGGGTTCTAACAATCTCCCAAAGTTAGAACGACCACAATTACAGGTTTTTGTTCGCCACACTTCATATTCCACTGGAAGAGACTTGGCAGACACTATTTATCGGATATTGACTCAAATCGCAAATGCAACAATAAATGGCAACAATTATTTGCGTGTGGAAGCAGTCAGTTCTTTTTCGGTTTTACAAAGAGATGACAACCGAAGGGTGCTTTTTGTAAGCAATTTTGATGTAGTAAGGGTAACTCCTTAATTATGGAATTGCCAAAAAGTGCCTATGGCGAAGGGCTAACTACCGATGATAAGCCTAGATGTTGGCGATGCGAGAAATTGTTGGCAGAAAAACTGACTAGACCATGGGTAATTCTTTGCAATCGCTGTAAGGCAAAAAATGCTCAAGAATGACTTGATTATTTATTAGTTTCCGAGTACCTTGTTAAAACAACTTAATAATTTCGTGTCTTAGTGACCTCGGTTTGAACTGCCATCGTGCGCTTGTCGCCCCAGTCCTTTCTGAAATCGCTGTGGCATATTCGGAGGAATGATGGCAACATATAAGATTTTGGTAGGGCTTGACTACGGTAAGCCTTCCAAAAGGGCAGAAGCAGGGGATATTGTTTCTGATATTCCTGCCGCATCAGTTTCTTGGCTTCTTGAACAAAACATAATTGAATTGTCTGACTCTGCACCATCAAAAATGAAAAAAACTATCGTTGTAGAAGAAGCAGGAGAATAATTTATGGCATTTATCTATGGCAAATCGGCACTTGTTTTGCAAAACGAGTTTGACCTTTCTTCATATTTTAATGATGTTTCCCTTAGCAGGTCAATTGAGACAGCCGAAACAACTGCATTTGGCGCTAGTGCCAAGGCATATATTGTGGGGCTTTCAGATGGCACAATCAGTCTTAGCGGAATGTTTGATGGTGCGGCTAACGCTATTGATGCAGAGATGACTGATGTTCTTGGCGTAAACGCTGGTGCAGTAATTTCAGTTTCAGTTTCAGGCGTTACAACCATCGGAACTCGCATGATTTCTGCAACTGGCAAACTTACTTCTTACGAGGTAACTGCACCAGTTGGCGATGTTGTTTCGGCAAACGCAGAGTTTCAGGCAGATGATGGAATTGGCAATGCAGTTTCACTTGCGGCTCTTGCGGCAATCACAACTACAACTACTGGCACATCGGTAGATAACGGTGCGAGTTCTACAAACGGTGGTTTTGCTACTCTTCATGTGACTGCAAATTCAATGAACGCCGCAACTGTTTGCAAGGTTCAACATTCTGCCGATAACTCAACATGGGCAGACCTACAAAGTTTTACATCAGTATCATCCACGACAAAAACTGCCGAGCGCATCAAAGTTGCTAATGGTACTACAGTAAATAGATATCTCAGAGCCGTAGCCACACCTGCTGGCACTGGGAGTTTTACATATCACATTAACTTCGCAAGACAATAAACAATAAACAGGAGAAATAAATCATGGCATTCGTACACGGTAAATCGGCAGTATTCAAGTTGGATAACTCAAGCGGTTCGCTTGTGGATTATTCGTCTTATTTGGAAGATATCTCGTTTCCACGCTCAATTGAGACAGCAGAGACTACGACCTTTGGTTCTTCAGCCAAGTCGTACATCACGGGGCTTACAGACGCTACAATAAGTCTCTCAGGCAAGTTTGACTCTGCGGCAGATACAACTCTCGTCGCAGTTATTGGTCAAGCGGCAACTATTTCTTTTGAATACGGCCCAGCAGGCTCAACTGGTGGTTTGGTTAAGTATTTGGGTGAGTGCATCATGACTTCGTATGAAGTTAGTGCTACAGTAGGAGATGTAGTTACAGCGACAGTTGAACTACAGGTAACGGGTGCAATCACTCGTACTACTTGGTAAACAAAACTAACAATTAGGAGAAAATTGTGTCCTTGCGTGACCGTATTATTCAATCAAAAGATATTGAGAGTCATCTTACCCATGTAGATGTTTGGGGAGTTGACATTGATATCCGAACCATGACAGCAGTTGAGAGAAGTCGTTTAGTTGCAACCTGCACCAAAGCAGATGGCACAGTGGATATGGAGAAAATGTATCCGTTGCTTCTGATTTCTTCGGTGTACGACCCTGAAACTGGCGAGAAAGTATTCTCTCCACTAGACATGGAAGCACTACAAGAAAAATCTGCGTCAGCAGTTGAGTTTGTTGCCCAAAAAGTTATGCAGGTTTCAGGCATGACTGCCAAGGCGGTAGATGAAGAGGGAAAAGGCAACTAAGCGACCCTGAGTATCGCTACTATTTCATCCTTGCCGAAAGGCTCGGAAGAACGGTAGAAGAATTACTATTTGGGTCTCCTAGTCATCTTGCTCTTAGCGCAGACGAACTTGTAGGGTGGGCGGCACACGACAAGTTAACAGCATGGGAACAAGAGAAAGCGGCTAGGAAAAAAAGATAATGGCTATCAACGCAGGTAGTGTTCAGGTTGCTCTTGGGCTAGAACATAAGCAATTTACGCAGGGCATGGCTTCTGCGAGTAAATCGCTGAACAACTTCGCTGGTGGTATAAACCAAATTGGTCAAAAAACCAATGGTTTCCAAAAATCTCTTGTCGGTGTTGGTGCGGCAGTAGCCGCCGTAGGTTACTCATTCATTAAATTCAGTCAGCAATCGTTCAAGGTTGCTTCGGGTGTAGCCGAAATGAATGTTGCCATGGAAGCCGTGGGTAAATCTACGGGCATCGGTGGCAAAACAATTAAGGATGCGGCGAAAGATATTCGCTCAATGGGTATTGAGATGCAGGCATCGCAAGAAATTGCAATGCTCTTTGTCAAAGGCAACATTGAATTAAGCAAAGCATCCAAGGTTGCTCGTGTAGCACAAGACCTTGCCGTTTTAAGTCAGTCAAACTCAACTGATACGGCAAGAACACTTACTTACGCCATCCAAACTGGTAACTCAATGCTTTTGAAGTCGGCTGGCATTACAAAATACGCATCAGAAGCGTATGCGATGTATGCACGAGAACTTAAAGTTACAGAAAGTTCTTTGACTGCTACTCAACGACAAATGGCAATCACCAACATGATTATCAAAGAAGGTGCGAAAGTTGCTGGCGTGTACGAAGCGGCGATGCAAGAACCTGGGAAGGTCTTGCGTTCTTTCCCACGATTGCTCAACGATATTCAACTTGAATTCGGCAATGTTTATTTGAAGGGTTTCGGGCCTGCGATTCTTGCCGCATACAAACTCACTGATGCTTTCTCTAAATCAATTCGTAGTGGTGGCGCTCTCAATCCAGTTTTGAAGTCCATGGAAAGCGCTTTTGCAGGGTTGATGAAACCATTGGCAGAAGGAATTAAACAACTAACACTTCTTTTCCAAAGAATTCCAACAGTTTCTTTCAACATTCAAGAAATGAGCAAGAAGATACAAAATCTTGTTCCTGCTCTTCTTGCAGGTAGCACTGCATTAAGTATGTTTGCAGGCACTAGGTTGCTGAGTGCAATTCCAATTCTAAATAAATTTATCAGACCGATAGCCATGGGCGGCCCGTTACTTGGTGGTCTTGGAATTTTGATTGCAATGTCTCCAAAATTGCGTGGTGTATTTTTTGAAATTGCAGGCGCACTCAAACCATTGATTCCTGCATTTATTGAAATTGGAAAAGTTGGGCTAGAAGTTGTCTCGCATCTTGTAACTGCATTTGAAAATGTTGCAACTGCCTTGCAGGGAAGTGCCGTTGGTGCAGTTCAAGGTTTGGCAGTTGCATTTTTAGGTGTCGCAAAAGTTGCTATGCCATTAGTTTCTGCACTTGCACAATTAGTGGAATTTGTTTCAAGGAGTACCATAGTTGTTAATGCTTTAGCGGCATTCTTGATATCAAAATTAGTGATTGGTTTTGTAGCCACCAACAAAGCCATGATTGCTTTCAGAACAACAATGACTTCAACTATTGCTCAAGCAAAAGTTATGCAGTTTCAATTTGCCACAACTTATGCAGATATGCGAGCAAAAGGCGTTTCAACTTTTGCATCAATTAAACTCGCATCAATTGGTGCTTTTGGCACTATGACTGCTGGTGCAAGAGCGGCTGGTGCGGCAATTGCAACTTCTCTTGCACCTTTAATTCTTCTTACAGTCGCCGTTACTGCGGCAATGGCGATATTCAGTGCATGGTCTAATCGCAACAAAGATGTTGAGAAAACAACCAAAAATATAAATGAAGCAATCAAAGAACAAACAAAAGTTCTTAAAGGCAACGAGACTGCTATTCGTGGCTATTTTGGCGATGTTGACATGGTTAACAAGGTTTTGTTGAGTGCAGAAGACAGTGGCGACAAACTTTCTAAATCTCTGTTTACCCTTAAAGGAACAACCGAAGGTGCGTCAGAAGTTATCGCTCAAATGCAGAAAGATTCTAAAGGTACTACGGAAGCAATTGGCGCTCAAACTATTGGAACTGATGCACTTGCTCAAAAAACCATAGCGTATCTAAATACAGTTGATAAGATGAGTCCTGAAAAAATGGAAGAAGCGCTAAGAACACTATATGTTGGCAGTCAAAAATTAACAGAAGGTCAAATTCAAGCGGCTCTTGCACTTGAAGAATTACAAGACCAATCAGAAAACACCGATTTTTCCAAGATGATTACTGGTGCGGCACAAGCCGCAATTCAAACGAGTAAATATGGCGCTAAGGCAGTTCAAACGGCAGATAATTTGCTCAAACTAGAAAAACAACATAAACCTTTGATGACTGAATACGAGCAACTCACTTTTTACACTAAGACATTGAACAAAGCGCTTGAAGATGAAGCCAAAAAAGCAGGAGATGTTGAAGATGCACTAGACCCTGCCGCACCACACAATTACGCAAAAGAAATTGCTGGGTTGACTGCGAAACTGGCAGAGGGTGATGTCACTGCCGATATGTATGCCAAAGCGCTCTTTGGTATTTATGATGCCGATAATAAACTGAACAAGTCGTTGCATGATTCTCAAAAAGCACTTGGTTCTTTGTTGAAGGGGCTTAAAGATGCTAAAGGTAGTCAAATTAAATTGAAAGATGCTGGCTATGAACTCACAGAACAAATGGGTGCATATCAAAAAATCTTGACTGAAAACGGTGGAACTGCCGCAGATTCATTAGAGATGCAAAAACAATTAAGAGACCAGTTTATAGAATCAGCAAAAGCGGCTAAATTCTCAGAAGAAAAAATTAAAGAACTACTTGTTCAGTTGGGAATTACTCAATCAATTGAAAAACTAGAAATTGATATTCAAGTAAACATTACCAAAGCACTAGAAGCACTGAGAACTTTCCGAAAGTATTTGTTCGCATCTGACCCTGATGCAAAAGTTGTAGAAGACAAGTTGCTTGCCGAATTGAATGAAGCAATTGCTCAATCTAAAAAGACAGGTAAGTTTGGTGCAGATGCGTTTAAGGGTATATCTGATGCTTCTAAAGATGCCGCCAAAGACACTGCAACCGTCAAAGATGCAATGGAAGCGCTTGAAGAAAGAATCAAGAAGCAAAAACGAGCAGTCGTTGAAGCCAAACAAGCGTTGCAGGATTACGCTCGTAGCGCCACTGCATCAATGTATGAAGCGATAAGAATTTCAGGCGTATATGATTCAGCACTCGCCAAAGCGCAACGCCGACTTGATTTGACAGACGAGTATGACCGACTAATCAATAAGCAAAAAACAGTCGTTGAATTGATGCGTGAACAAAATAATTTTGCGGCATCAATTGGCGATGCAGTTGTTTCGGCACTTAGTTTTTCAGGTGTACTTGGCGAACAACAAGGTTTAGTTCAAGCAACGCAATCAGCACTACAAGAGCAAGTTGAAGCAGAAAACGATTTGAAAATTGCCAGCCAAGAGCGACAAGTTATTCTTGATGAAATTGCAAAACTTGAAGCAAAAATCGCACAAACTACTGGTAGATACGCAAAGAGAATTCTCAATGATGAATTGGTCAAGGCACAAGAAGCACTTGCCGAAGCAACGACCAAATACTCAGAAGCACAAACTATTGCAGAAGAAAAAACCAAGGCAACTAATGACGCTCAAAGCCAACAGATTACTTTCTTACAGGGTCTAGAAAAACAGGCTAAAGCGGCATCAGGTTTTGCCGATGTAATCAGCAAATTATCTGAACAAGGACTCAGTAACGAAGCCTTGAAGCGTATCGTAGATGCAGGCGTAGAAGCAGGCACGACTCTTGGCAATGAATTGCTTAAGGGCGGTGCAGATGCAATCAGCAAAACGAATAAATTTGTTAAAGAGGTTGAAGATGCTGGCGCATCAATAACAAAGAAATTTGCCAAAACTCTTTCACAAACTTTGAAAGAAGAAATGGATGCAGAAGCCCAAGCCTTGAAGCGAGTTGGTAATGAAACTGGTTCGCTAATTGCCAACGAGTTAGTTCTTCAAGCAGAAAAATCAAAAGCGTTTGCCGACAAAATTAGAACTCTCATTTCCATGGGTCTTCGTGGCAAACAACTTGAAGATGTGGTTGGTGCAGGCGTTGAGGCTGGTTCTAAGATTGCTGATGCACTTATTTTGTCGGGTTCTAGCACCATCCAAAATTCTGTTCAGATTTACGATGAATTGAAGAATCTTTCAAAGAATTTGGGCGATGAACTCGTTCCTTACTTTGACCAAACTGGTATTTTGCTTGCACAAGCGATGCTTTCAGCACTTGAGAACAAGTTAAAAAACATTGACAAGATTTTGGCTGGCAAGACGGGCAAACAAATTAAAAACTGGATTGATGGTCTAGACGATTTAATCTCAGATGAAGTCAGAACAATTGCAGACACATTTGAAAGTACACCTGACGGTATAACTGCGGCAACGCAATTTGCAACTGCCCTGTCGGGTGCGGCTATGTCAAACATTGCCGAACAAACTGCCGTAACAAAAGGCTTGATAACTCAAAGTCAAGCAGATGAATTGTTTGCAAGACGGGTAACTCCATTCGCAACTGGTGGAATTGTTACAGCGCCAACATTGGGGTTGGTTGGCGAAGCAGGTGCAGAAGCAGTTATTCCACTGTCTAAACTTGGCTCTATGGGTGGTTCTACTTACAACATTAGCGTAAGCGCAGGTATGGGTGCAGATGGCACTTCAATTGGCGCACAAATTGTTGAGCAAATCAAGCGTTACGAAAAGTCAAATGGTAAACGATGGCGGTCATAAGTGACAGCGTTAGCAGACTCATATAAGTTAGAAATTGAATTTCCTACAAGCGCATCGTTCGGTAACGCTCTTGTTCTTGATACTGGATTATTAGATAGCACGACAAGTGGAAAACTTGGTGGAAACTCTTATGCCGATGTAACGGCAGATGTGATGGATGTTTCAATATCTCGTGGTCGTTCTCGCCAACTTGACCAATTCAATAGTGGTACTTTGGCTTTTACTTTGCGAAACAATACAAGAGCATACGACCCTACAAATACTTCAGGAACTTATTTTGGTGGAATTCAACCGAGAAGACCAATTCGTTTTACTGCAAACAACACATATATTTTTACAGGGTGGATTGACGACTGGAATATAGATTATTCAGTGCCAACGGAATCAAAAGTAACTGCTACTTGTGTTGATGCTTTTTCAATTTTTGCATCAATTGAACTTGATGAATTTACATTTACAAACGGGCAAAGAACTGACCAAAGAATTTTATCTGTATTGGCATTACCCGAACTTTCAGATGTATCAATCAGCACTTCACTTGAAGTGGGAGACAGCACACTTGCCGATGATACTGTTGCGCTAGGCACTTCTTCTCTTGATTATCTTCAAAGGATTAACCAAAGCGAACAGGGTTATCTCTTCATAAATGGTAGTGGTCAATTAAGATTTCGCAAACGAACTACTTCATACAGCGCAAGTATTCCAGTATTCACAGACCAAACTCCTTCTGCAAACGAATATAAATATACGCAAGTAGGCGTACAGTTCGGCACAGAGAATCTTTACAATCGTGTTACCGTCACCAATGAAGGTGGCACTGTTCAAGTTGCAGAGGATTTGACTAGCCAAACAGACTTCTTGACTCGTTCATTAAATATATCGGATTTGATATTAGAAACTGATGTTCAAGCACTTGCAATTGCCGAATTTTTGCTGGGTAAATACCAAAGACCCGAATTCCGCTTTGATTCAGTTACCGTTTCATTTTCAGGTCTCTCAACGGCAGACCAAAACACATTACTAGCATTAGAGCCAAACGATTTGGTTCAAGTAAAACGCAATTTCAGCACAGGCACTCCTTTGGAAATTTCAGAATATGGCATCATTGAAGGCATTTCTCACCGAATTACGATTACCGAACATACGGTTACATTCTCATTATCGCCTGCACAGGGCAGTTTGAGGCTTGACAATGCTACATTTGGTATCTTAGACTCAAACACTTTAGGAATCTAATAGGAGAAAAATGGCTGGTGCAGGCACAAGATTATTTGTAGCGGGTGAAGTTCTCACTGCGGCACAAGTAAATACATACCTTCAAGACCAAGTAATCATGCGCTTTGCCAGTTCTGCGGCTCGTGATGCCGCTTTTGGTGGTACAGGCGAACCAGTTTTGGCAGAGGGAATGTTTTGCTACCTTTTAGATACAAACGAATTTCTTGTTTATACAGGCTCGGCTTGGACTGCGGTAGATACTTCAACTGACCCAAGCAAGATTCCTCTATCCACTGTAACTACGGCAGGCGACCTGATTATCGGTACAGGCAATGCGACTGTTACTCGTTTAGCGGCTGGAACTGCAACCTATCTGCTAACCTCTAACGGTGCAGGTGTAGCACCATCTTGGCAAGTAGCACCTGCAAGCGGTGTTGCAGGCGACTCTGACCAGTTGGTTTTGGGTTCACAAATTTTCAGTTAATATAGGAGAACAATGGCAACTTTCACAAAATTATGTTTACAGCCAGCAGGCACTACAGGCACGGGCTTGGCAATCAAGGTTGCCGCTACTGCAACTGCGGGTACAGCGATTCATACTGCATCGGCTACGACCACAACGATTGACGAAGTTTGGCTTTACGCAGTAAACACTTCGGCATCGTCAGTCAAATTGACGATTGAATGGGGCGAAGCAACTGCACCCGATGGCAACATTGAAGTAACAGTTCAACCCGAAGCAGGTTTAGTAACTGTAATCCCAGGATTATTGTTGCAAGGTAACGCTACAGCGAAAGTCGTGAAAGCATTTGCTGCGACGGCAAATGTGATTACGATTCACGGTTTCGTTAACAGAATTACGGTTTAACCATGCCCAATAGGCGTGAACTTGGCTATGTAAGCAGCGGTAATACCCCGACTGTTGTTGGGCAGGTTGGCGCTTACGGTGTAGGTTCAGGCGGTACTGCGACGAGTATTACTGCTGGTGGGTCTAGTTATAATCTTTACACTTTTACTTCTGACGGTAACTTTGTTGTTTCTTCAGCAGGTTTGTTTGATGTGCTTATGTTCGGTGGTGGAGGTGCTGGTGGGTCGT